ATTTCTTCATCTGTGCGACAATCAAACCATTTAGGAAAACCAAATATTCCAAATGTCTTATTTGTGTTTTGTCTCTTAACAATTTTTTTAATGTCTTCTTCAAAAAAAGATTCTTTAATTACAATCCCACTAGGTCTTTCAACTGCCCTCCAAACAATTTCATTATTTTTCATTATCATTTCTGATACATAATAAATTTTAGGCATAGATTTAGGATTAACTTTCTTATTAGCCATCCTAGATAGTTTTGAAGATCCTCTGTTTGAATACTTTTTATTTTTTGTCATATTTTAAATCCAGAAAATTTATCATATGCGTCAGCAGGTTGTGGTCCTGATGGACTTTCAATTTGTTCTTTTGATTCCTGATTGCCGTCTGATAGATTTTGAGCAGATTGTTCTACATCATATAATCTCATTTTTGCTCTATCTACACCTAAAATAAAAGCACGATTGATTGCAGGATCATTATAACGATTTTTTAATTGTTTAACTTTCATTTGACCTAATTGTTCAAGTTCTTCATTTGAAATAAGAGCAAACATAAAATCAGCTGTTGCAGGAAGACCAAAAGACTCTGAGGTATCTTCTAAACCAATATCACTTGACATAAAACCACTTCTTGTAGTTTGAGTAGCAGACACAATTGGTACATCATACTGTACTGCAAGTCCTCTTAGTTCTTCAGCAATTGCCTTAATATAAAAATAAGATGATATATTACCGCCTTTAAATCTACTACTTGAGCAAATGTTTAGGTAATCTATGAATACTATGTTAGGTTTAAATGATTTTTTTAAAGATAGTTCATCTAATAAACCTTTAAAGTGTCCTGCGTGAGCAGAAGCTGTAGGATATTCTTTAATAATTAATTGACCATTTACTCTACTTTGTAACTTAGAAATTTTATTATCATATAACGACTTAGGCATTTCATAAAGTTCATCAATAGTTACATCTAATAAGTTTGCGTCAATTCTTTCAGCAATTCTTTCTTCAGCCATTTCTAAAGTGATATACAATACATTTTTACCTTGACTTATCATTGAAGAAGCAACGTGACACATAAACAAAGATTTACCAACACCAGTACCTGCAAGTGCTACGTTTAAAGTCTTAGGTGGTAAACCACCTTTTGTAATACGATTGAAATAAGTTAAATCAAATTTAATTCTTTCTTCTTCTCTATGGTAATATTCAAATCGGTCATCTGTTTGATTTAAGTAATCGTGTCCTATATGATTGTCAAAACTTACAGCAAGTGCTTCGGACAGTATGTGAGGAATGGCTTCTGGAGTTTGTTTCTTGTCTTTACCATCTATAATTTTTATACCTGATAGTACAGCATTATATACAGCACGGTCTTTACAAAATTTTTCAGTTGTATCTATTAGCCATTGTAGATCAACTGTTTCAGCATTTAGTTCATTTAATAATGACTTAGTAACTTTAAATTCTTCTTCGGTTATAGATTTTAAATTTGATAGTTCAATAAGTATAGTTTCTTTACTAGGAAGATTATTATACTTGACAACAAAGTTTTTAATGATATTGAAAAGGACTATTTCTTCTTTACTTTTAAAATAGTCTTCTTTAATGAAAGGAAGTGCTTTACGAGTAAAGTCTTCGTTGTAAACTAAATTTGATAATAATGTTTTTTCAAATCTATCATTTGAATTTAATGCTGCCATTTTCTAATTGTTCCTCTATTACTTCAATTAATATATCACCTATATAATTCCTAAATTCAGTTGATGTTGTGTCAACATTATTAGGATTTTTTTTAACTTCATACGTAAATTTTAATGGTAATTGTCCTTGTTCATTTTCTTCGGATGCAAATTTAACATTATTATAAGTGTATATTATATCATTATATGGTGTTTCTGTCAACTTGATACAGGAATAATCATCTATATCTCGTTGAGCAAAAACGTACTTTTTATTCTGCGCCATAGAGGAATTCTTTTTTGGCAGCTTCGTCAATCTGATTGAGAATATCTTTAGTAAAGAATTTATCAGGTTCATTATTGATAGTTTTAGCATACTGTTTACTTCCGTCTGGTAATTCTATCCTTGTTGATACGGATTTAAATATATTATGTTTAACTGCTAAATCAAGTAGTCCATAATACTTATCTAATCCTTTGTCATAAGTCAATCTTACATCTATCATAGCATTTTCTTTTGTAAGCCTTGACTTGTAATTTTTACAATGTATGATATTTCCTATAACTTGTGTACCATCTTTTTCTTTTCTTTTAGATAGATATACAATGTTTGAAGCAGCATACTTCAATCCAGAACCACCACCCATTTCTTTTTGTGGAAACATTGAACCAATAACATCATAAGTATGGTTTGTCATAATCATTGGTACTTTTGCTTTACCTAATTTTAAAGTTAATACTCTAAAGGCAGCCTTAACAATTTGAGACCTTGTCATATCTCTTGTTTCTTTACCTTCGGCAGTATCTTCCATTTCTTTTGTAGTAGATAACATACCTAAACTGTCTAAAACAAACATTAAAGGTTTTCTTTTTTCTTCAGGTTGTTCTATGTATTTGTCAATAACTTTAATTGATTGATGTCTAAATTCTTGTACGGTTGCAACAGGAACAACAACCATTCGTTTACTATCAACACCACGACTTTCAACTAATTCTTTTGTTAATGCACTTTCAGACTCAAAGTAAATTACACCTGCGTCTTTGTTTTTATCTAAAAAGTTTTTTACAATACCTAATGCAAAAAATGTTTTACCTGTAGCAGCTTCTCCAGCAATTGCTGTAATTTTATTTGATGGTAAACCACCATAGATACTACCTGATAGTAACGCATTAAAAGTATATGAGCCTGTATCTATAAAACTATCTACATCTCCTGCGTCAAGTCCTTCACTTACGAGTGAAGCGTATTCATTACCTGTTTCTTTAATTATATCCTTTAGAAAGTCGTTCATAATCATCCTGTTCTTGTTCATTGAAAACAATACTTATTTGTTTTCTTTTTATATTTAAATCATAACATATTTTGAGTATTTTGTCAAGTTCCTTTGATTCAAAATCATATATCATATAGTTATCAAATTTTTTATATATTATTATCCTCATTTTGTTTTTTAGCACGTAATATAACTGGTCTACCTTTTAGATTGTCGGTTTCCCAATCAAACTTTAATTTGTTATTTTTAGGTATCCAATTTTTAGGCGGATTTTCATAATCATCTTCATCTACTTTAACCCAAATACTATCAAACATATCATCTATGTCCATTTTAGGACCTAAAGGACCTATGTCCATTTGTTTTAATGAGTTCTTTAAAAGCTCTTTATTGTATTCTATCTTTCTTTGATAGTCCCAATACTCTTTTAAATCTTTATATGATGATTCTGAAATTGTCATTGACATAGTTATTTATTTAAATAGGCAAAGTTGCCTTTCGAGCAAATCTAAAATAGTCTAAACTTTTATTTTTCGAAAAACACCAAACATTTTCTATGTATGTTTTATTCATAAACTCTTGTTTAGCCTCTTCACTTTCAAATAACTTATCAGATTTAGGTCTTTGCATAATTCTCATTCCTATTTGACCTACAAAGTGTTCTTTTAAACTATCTACTAATTCATCACAACTTTTATATCTTGTATTTTTAACTTTAGGGTCCATAATATTAACAAATAAATGACCAGTAGATGATAAAGAATTAAAACTATTTTTAGATACTGGTAAATAAAAATCATCACGCCATTTTTCATATTGATTAAACTTAAACCAAGATTGATCTTCTTCACTTTCACCACCCTTGTTATATTCTTCAGTAGAAAAATATGGTGGACTTGTAAAGGCACAATCAATATTTTTAATTTCATTCCAAGGTAAATCTTCTGCACCACATCTATAAATTCTTACGTATTTTTTACCCATACACTCAAAATAATTTCTACCTTGATTGTCAACTCTTTCATATATTGTTGGTTCAGGATTGCCTAAAAATTCTTCATACTCTGCTACTTGTTCCATATAGTTAGCATAAGTGTTTGGATTTGGATCGCAACCTGTATATTGTCTAGCATTACTTGTATAAAAACCAGCAAGTCTATCTCCCCAACCACAACTTGTATCTAATACAGTATTTGCATTTGTCATATCGTAAATAGTTCTAGCCACATTTGGTTTAAATTGTGTTGCAATGTAAGTGCCCAATCTAAATGCACTCATATAACTTGCTTCAGTTAATTCACCACCTCTTAATTCTTCTTTACCATCAATGGTTACTTTTTTCATACCATTGATACCTCGCCATATAGGGCCTAAACATTTCCATATGTCTTTAGGTGTACCATTAGTCCACACATCAATCGGTGCTTTAAAACTATAACTTGAACAGTTTAATCTTAATGCTTGTTGAAAATAATTTGAAATACTATTAAATGTAGATGGTGCGTCTATAACACCTAGACCATATTGTTTATAATTGTATTTGTAATCATCATATTTTTCCATAACATCATTAACATCAACTTTTAAATATTTACTTGTATCTAATTTAGACAATTCAAAAAAATCATTTCTAACTTCTTCTAAGGTAATACTTTTTAAAGGAAATACAGGTCGTTCTTTGGCAATATATTCTGATAAGTCTAATCTAAATTGTTCTTTACCAATAGTCTTTGTATAATGTTCAAACACAGTTTGATTCATTATTGGTAATTTATTTTGATTTGCGTATTTGTATAAGTAATCCATAATATCTATTATAACATTTTTATTCAAATTTGTCAACTTGATTTCCCCAACTATCCCAACCTTGTCTTTGAGTTCTAGCAAACAATTCTATATAGGGTCCAGATAATAAGTTCTCTATTTTACTGTACATTTCATCTGGTTTTCTACTATGCTCTCTCCTTTTTGAAACTAATAATTGATTTACACTACTACTGATTCTTTTTGGTTTACCTTTTGTTGCCAATAAACACATTTCAGGATTAGCTCTAGTCCAATATCCTAAACCTGTAAAGTATCCATCAGACTTTCTATTTGTCTTTACCCAAGTAAATGCCACAGTTTTATATTCAAAGCCCCACGACTCAATAACTTCAAATGATTTTTGTAAAAAAGGATCTGTAACCCACATTAACAAAGTACAATCATCATCAGAAATTTCAGTAACAGGAAGATTTTTTATATCTTGCAAATTCATACAACTATAATGACGTGTAGCATTTCGTCCTTCGCCTTTACTTGAAAACGATTTAAAGTACCAAGGCGGATCAGCGTATATGACTTTATATTTTTTATTAGGAAATTCCATAAGTATCAAACAAAAATTTTATAGCAAGTAATAACAAAGCAAATTGATATATTGGTATTTTAGTTTTTAAAGCAATCAACATTCCGATTCTTGCTGACCACATAACAACTAGGTACAATATAATCATATTTAATATCATACAAAAAAACTTTCTAAACTTGCTTCTCTTTCAAGTTTCCACCCAATAGAATCTAAAATAAATTTTAAAGGATCAGTAAATGTCTTTTCAAATTGTGTATCATAATCTATAAACTTGTGTAAATTAAACTCATAAGGTATTTTTGTAGAAAATGAAATTACAGTATCTTTAACTGTGTTTGGTAGTTTTAACATTAAAAATTTTATCTTATCACCATCATTGATAATTGGATACTTGTATTCTAATTTATGTTTATGTAAATAATGATTATAGATTAAAGCACCTTTTACGTGTATAGGTGTTCCTTTTTTATATATGTTACCTGTGTCAACATATTTGTTTAAGTTATTACAAGACCTAGGAAACGCAACTTCTTCAGCCGATAATGTACTGAATACTTTTTTAAAGTCGTTTACAAACTTAATTAAATCTTCTTCATTTTGATTCATTATTACTCTTATTGCGTCTTTAATTTTACCTCTACATACTTCAGGTGTAGATGATTTAACTGCTTCAACACCCATAATCTTTAACTTAGGTATTTCATATCTAATACCTTCTTCATCAAATACATTCATCATATATCTTTTTTTAGCAACCCATATGCCTTTATTTGCGATTGCTTCTCGTTTCATAATCATTTTTTGCGAATAAGCATTTACATAATTAGCAAGATTTTGAAAACTATCGTCAATGACTTTTTGTATTTTTTCTTTTGCGGCCTTGTCTATAAAATCAACTATCTGATTTATTGTTTTATCTTTACAAACTTTTTGTACTAGTTGATCTAATCTAAGATAAATTGAATCTGTATCAGAAGCAACTATGTAATTTACATTTGTTGTATTTAAAATTTTATTCATAAACTTGTTTACGTCTCTTTCAACCCAACGAATAGACAACTGACCACCAAGTGTGATCGCTTCTGCCTGTTTTACATCAAAGTATCTAAAGTATTGATTACCAATTGCACCGTAGGCAGAGTTTAAAGAAATCTTTTTTGCCATTTGTATATTATGACAACGAGATATTTCATTAGAGTAAATTGGATCTTTTGTCTTTTGAAATTCTTTTTTAGCATCAATTGCTTTTTGTTTATAAATTACTCGTTCATTGTACATCTTTTCCATCAACTCAGCAAGAAAACCTTGTTTGTCTCTTTTAAACATAGCACCATTAGGAGCAATTGTTATGTTACGTTCTTTTGCCCATTTAAGATTTAATCTTTCATCTAAAAAGTTTTCAACACCTATTGCTTTAGGCTCAACACCTATAAATGTTTCAGGACTTATATTGTATTGCATAATTAAATGTGGATAAAGTGAGTTAAGGTCAAAAGAAACAATCCATTTGTGTAATCCTAATTGCGGATCTTTTACATACGCACCTTCATATTGTGTATCCTTTTCGTGTTCTTCTCTTGGTGGTATAACTATGTTTTTAGATTTTAAGTGATTGTAGATTAAAGTATCCCAACATCTTACTTGGGAATAAACATCTGTGTAATTTACTTTATAGTCGTAGGCCATTGTTAAACAAAGTTCAATCAACTTCATTTTGTCTTCAAGTCTATCAACTAATTCTACATCTTGGATATTATATTCAACAAATCTTTGATAATCTTTTGTATAAAAGTCTTTAAATGTTTCATATGGATTATCTAATTTAGATTCGCCCAATTCAACTTTAGCAATATAATTTAGTTTGTAACTTTCTTGTCTAACATAGGTAAACTTTTTATACAAATCAAAATAATCTAATACAGAAACACCTAAGATGTTCCAATACTGTTGATTTTTAGTTCCTAACTGCACACGTTCAGCATTCACATAATTCCAAGGCGACATTTTATTAATCGTGTCATTATCAAATATAAATCTCATTCGATTCATAAGATAAGGTATGTCAAAGAATTTTACATTCCAACCTGTAACAATATCAGGATGATTTTTACACCAAAATTTAAGAAACTCTAATAGTAGATGTTTTTCATTTTGACATTTTATATAAGTTACATTTGATTTCTTAGATATAAAGTCACCAGTTCCCCAAGTTAATATTTGTTTGTTACTATGATTTTTTACAGTAATACAAATAATTGCTTCTTTAGCCGTATCAGCATCGGGAAATCCGTGTTCACACTTACACTCTAAGTCTAACGTAAATATTTTTATATGATCTTTATTCCATTTTACTTCTTCAGGATATTCATCAGCAATGTACTGATAATTATATCGATTCATACCATAAATTTTGTATTCAGGTATTGCTCTATATTCTTCAAAGAAATGTTTTGCTTTGGATATTGTGTCAAATTTTTTAGGTTTGACACATATGCCGTCTAGTGTCTGATATTTTGTTTGTTCTTTTGTAGGTAAGTATAATGTTGGTTGATAATTAATTCTACTTACATAAGGTTGTCCTTTTGCGACACCTCTTACTAATAACTTACCTTTGTATTCTATAACATTTGTATAAAAATTACTCATCAATTATTTTCACCGTTAAACCATCATATTCTTTTTTAAGTGTAATCTGACAGGCTAATCTACTTTTTATTCTGTCATATTTTTTTTCGTATTCTATTAAATCTGTTTCAGGACTATTATAATCTGCAGGTTCAATTTTGTCAAGCCAAGAGTTATCTATGTGTACGTGACAAGTAGCACACGCACAACAACCTCCACAATCACCATCAACATATTGTTGAGGACTGTGAAACTTCAATGCTTCCATTAAAGTACAATTTTCAGGTACTTCAATGATTTCTGTTTTGTTATCTTTGATTACGTTTACTTTTATTTTCATCACACAATAATATTTGGTTTCTTAGCCTGAAGTATCTTACTTGTATTTTGTTGATAAGCATTTAAGATATTTTGTTCTGGCTCAGAATCGCAAATAATATTGTTTGATTTAATTTTTATAATTTCGTCTTTTGTGTAATGTATGTATGGATGAAAACCAATAGTCGCTGTTTGAGCGCCTGGTTGTTGCATTGGTATTAATACAAAAGGTTTTTTAACAATCGTAAAAGTATCTGTAACTTCTACTTGTTCAGCAATCAAATCCTCACCTGTGGTGAGTCTATATAATTTAATCATAATATACTCCTAATTATTCAGTTTTGTTTTCTTCTTTAGTTGACTTTTTACCAATATTGTATTTTGCCTGTAAGTTCCATTGACCTTTTTCTTTAAAAGCAATTATCTTAATTTGTGATAATGGTGCTTTATTTTCAGCTTCTTCAGGTTTTACAATATTTAATAAACTCCAATCTTGTAATAAAATAGCAATTGTATTTCTTCTTTGTATATCGTTTTCAATTAGTGTAGCTTTTTTACCATCTAAAGCAAATAGTTCTTTAAAATGTACTATGTAATATTTACCTTGTTTGTGTAATATGTGACACGATTGAAATAATGTTTTGTCTTTTCGACTGGCAACACCTATTCTGGAAAGTGTTTCCCTAATTTTTAAAAAGTCGTCTGGTTGTTTTAGAGTAACCTCTAACATACTTTCAGGTGACCAATTATAATTTTCTTCACTCATTTAGTTCTCCCACCCTTATCTAATTTTTCTTTTATAAGGTTAATTTGTTCTTTTGTTAGTATGTCTAAAGCAACTCTTGCTTTTGTGTTGCTGTATCCATAATATTCTTTTATCAAATCTAAGTTTTTTGAACGATTTGTAGTTACCCATTTACCACCAAATCGTTTTCGTTTTCTTATACTATTTATGAGAAAATGAAACTGTAGCCTTTTACTAATACTGTGTCTTTGATTCATTTCATTTGCCATTAAGATTGTATCAACGTGTTGTGAAAGACAACGATTTATAATATAAGGAGGGTATTTTTTCTCCCAAACAAGGTCATCTCCGTCTAATAAGTTGACTTTTGACCAATTTATCGCATTTAAATAATCACTTAATTTATATTCAATCATTATTTTTTTTGTTATGTCTGCCCATATACCACTCACCAGGTTCATAGTTCCAACGTTTACCGTGATGACCTCGTATGTCAGCATACCACATTCTTATTTTTACTATTAATGTTTTAAAAAAAGTTCTTTTTGCCATTACTTAAATTTACATTCTGCCATTATTTGTGTTAAACAGGCGACCATATTTATCTCTTGGTCTGCTACAAAAGCTGATTTATACTGATAATCAGCAATCGTTAATACTGCAGCAGGTACTGATTGTGGTTGTAAGTTTTTATAAAGTATATCATAAATGCCACTAAACAATGATGATGGATCTTTATCAAGGTTTTGTATAACCCATTTACGCATATCGCCAAATCTTTTTTCTTTTAACATCTTAATCAATTCTTTATTATTAATTTCTGATAAAGAAACAAGTATACCACTATCAATCTTGCCTCTTACAGAATATCTTTGTAATTCATTAATGGTTCTTCTAAAGTCTGGATAGTGTCTTTGTATAAGTTCAGCCAATACTTTTTTATCAAACTCTATGTTTTCTGATTTAAGTATTTCTCCTAGTCTATCTAAAAAAGCACTTGCTGTTTTTACTTTTTGACCATTTGTAATACGAAAATCAATTACAGTACAACGACTATGTAAGGCAGGTATTATTTTGTTTTTAAAGTTACAAGTAAATATAAATCTACAGTTCTTATAAAACGTTTCAATAAAGTTTCTTAATGCAGGTTGAACACTATCAGCATTCATATAATCTGCCTCATCTATAATAACGACTTTATGATTTGTAGATTCGTCTAACGATACGGTAGACGCAAAGTTTTTGATTGTAGTTCTTAGTGTATCAATGTGACGGCCTTCGTCTGAACCATTGATAATAATGTAATCACATTTTAATTCTTCACATAAAGCACGAGCAACAGTTGTCTTACCTGTGCCTGCTGTACCTGAAAGAAGTAAATTGGGTATTTCTTTTTGATTTAAAAATTTTGAAAATGTATTTTTTAAGTCTTCACTTAAAATGCAATCCTCAATACGCTTTGGCCGATACTTTTCGACCCACAAAAAATCTGACATAATATAATCCTCACTTTATTCATTATTTAGTTTCCATAGTAAATTCTTTTACAATTTCACAATCAACATCATAACCGCCTTTGTTCATTGTCCAACAATCTTCTTCACGGTCATAATCGTGTTCATCAACAAATTGTTGTACCTTATCTGCTAAGTCTTTATCTTCTTCACTAGCATTATGATAGGTAGACCAATCAAAGTATAAACCTTTTTCAAAGGTAGGTAGATTACCAAACTCATTGATTATATCTTCAACAGCAATTTGTCTATTAAGATAATGTGTTGTTTGATGATACTCTCTGGTTTCTACTTTGATGTAACCATCAAGTGGATAGGCTGTTCCGTCTTCAAGTCTAGCAACACCTGCGTTTTTATCTTCCTCTTTGGGTGTCATAGGAATTTTATTATCACTCATATTAAAATACGCTATCTGCTTCTAAAGCAATCCAGTATTGTATGTTAACTTTTTTGTTAATGAAGTGTGCAATTTTTGCTTTTGATAATGCAACATCATAATCACCTGGAATAATTTTCATATTTTCAGTTTTTACATATGCTGTAAATTCAACATCACACTCACCTATATTAATAGATGATTCATTTGAATTATTATTTTTTTTATCTAAAGCAACAAGTTTGATTTTACCTTTTTCACCTTTAAAAGCCAAATCAGGCAAACTTAAATTTGTATAAAGTTTTTTAACTGATTCATAATCATTGTGTTTTAATGTAAACGCAACAGTTTTATCTGGCATTGTTATTTGCTTTTGAGGTGTAGTTAAAGTTGACTTATCAGCAAAAGCATATCTTGCTGAAAGAGTTGACTTCTCATCTTGTATTTTAAGATTTGCGGCACCGTTAAATTTAAGAACAGGTTGTTGGAAAGAATCTAATGCTCTTAAAAATTCAGGTAAATCATATACACCAAATTCTTGTTCAAAGTCTTCTTCAACTTCTGCTCTTGCCATAATGTTTTTCATTGTTGACATTGTGGCAATGTTTTTTCCTGGCTTAAACAGAATGTTCTGATTAATGTCGGAAAAGTTTCTCAATATAGAGATTGTATTTTCACTTAGTTTCATTTTATTGTTTTCTCCTTATCATAATTTAATAATAGTATAACATAATGTACGGCCTTTAGCAAGTCTTTACGATTGTGACCATCCTTTTTACCATATCTACACAAATACTTTATTGCATTTGCTTGGCAAAAATCTTGTCCTATACCTAAAGTTTTAAATAAATCTTGTACCTGAAAACCATTATTACCAGCAGAGTAATGTTGGCCATAAGTAGATTTAATATAGTCTAGGATTTCTTTACAGATTTTATCTTCATTATATTTCATAATATTGATTCTATTATATCAAAAAAATATTAATTTGTCAACTACTCAGCAAATTACCAATTATTTGTAGATTTAACTGATATGTGTTGTAGAACCTTGTTTTTATTAGATCCTTCTTTAATGACATATCCAGTTGTACCATTTCCATTTATTTCAACTTCTTTTCTAGCCGCAAACAAAACTTTATCTGTAGCAGATTTTTTTTGCTCGTTGCTGTAAGATTTAAGTAAATGAGTAAATCGTGTTGTCATACACCCTCCTTTTTATGTTTAAGTTAGGTGCGTTCCTTCGGCAATGCCTACTTCCGTCCTTTTGGGATGAACGATATAAGTATTTATATCTGGTATGTGTTTAAAACATACCAGATATGTATTAAATAAGAAACAATAATAATCCTATTAAGATTACACTAGGTAAAGCACTTAATAGTATTACATTATTTTTCTTTACTTTCTTTATACCGTAAGTGATTGTTTTCCACTCACAATAATT